GTAAGGCTGCTATATCTTAAACAAATACCTTCTTTTACACCAATTCTCACGCAAGTTTCGCACCAGTTTTCTAAACCGTGGTTTGTCCATACCTTTACCTCCCAAGATGGAATATTTTTCCTATTGAAAGGATGCAAACATTTAGGACAATCTCCTGGCCAAACATCAATTATATTCCTTGATGTCTCTTCAAATCCTTGTGTTTTAGTTATATCTGGCTGGTATAATTTGCTCATTGTTGTGCCATTATAAAATTATTAATATCCCAAGTAAACGGTTTTCTGTGCTCGCTCGCAAGTTCTTTCCTTCTAATTACTTTGTGAACGATGTTCAAATCAAGGGCTTCTTCTATAGAGAAATATTTGTCTTTTCCACTCAAGAATAGTTCCATCCAATAACCAGGAGTTGTTCTCCCACCTGTTTGGATAGAAAAGAATCTAGCTTCTTTTTCTTGTCGATATTTAATATAGTCAGTATCATCTCTTATATTAGAAGCTTTATCATAATTTCCAATAGAAAATGCAGCGTCATGTGCTAAAAGACAGGTATTGTCATGACACACTCTTTCTTTTCCTCCCATAAAAATTGAAAATCCTCCAGACATCGCACTTGCTAGAGCAATTGTTTTGCAATGGTTGGCCATCGTTCCCATTAAGTCTGTTGCCACGGCAGATTCATACATCAATCCACCTCTAGAATTAACAACAACGGTAATTGGATTAATCTCGGAATCTTCTTGGAGTTTGAGTAAATTTATATATAGACGCTCAACAATATCGATATCAATTTGTCCGTTAATCCAAATTTCTCTCTTTTTCAATCTCTCTTTGAAGAGTTCGATTTGAAATTTCTGCTCTTCATTGTTTATTTGATTTACCACCATTATTATTCTCCTTTATAAATTTTCCTATATTCTCACTTACCGCCTTTATAGACTTTCTTAATCTTTTTATCTCATTTCCCTGAGCGACAATAACACCGCTCATCATCTGTTGGTTCTTCATTAAAGATAATAATAAATTAGCAACTTTCTCAAAGTTTCGTTGTGCCGCAGCATTGTGTTGACCAAAACTCAGTGGAGATTTTGGATTTCCATCTCTAGGAGCTGGTAAAGTAATCTCAAGTATTGGTTTTCCTTCTTGAATTTGATCTTCAACTTCTTTTATTGCCATATTATGCCTCTTCCTTTCCTGGTGTCATAAACGTCATCTTAGTCTTATTTTCTAAAGTATATTGAGTTACTTGATAATTTGAGCTACCAGCAGTATTCCTATTTTCTACAACGTCATCAAATTTTACTGTCCAATCCTGTTTTGGATAGATCTTTTCAATTGGAGTTCCATATCCACCTCCAATGTCATAAGGCTTAATGGGAACCAACCTTTCATGGCTTTGAGATTGACTCGCAATTTCTCTACGAATTACCTCTTTTATTTGATCTAGTAGGTCATCTTGTTCAGTACTTTTCTTTAGTTTTCCATTTAATAAATCTTGTAAACAGGTCTGACACAAATACCTGGTCTCATTATTGGTGGTTATAATACTTGCGTCTTTCAATTTAATTACTTTTTGGCAACCAGAACAATCAACGTCACGATCTTTTCCAATACCAAGTCTTTCAGCTATTTTCTCAATCTCTGTTTTTCGGTCAATTGAATTATGTTTCATAATGTTTTATTTGGCTCAAACTTCTTACCAGAATTAACGCATTTTTGACACATATATAGATCAACTATATCCATGACTGCTGGAACAAACTTCCACAGTCCGTTAACTTTTTCCATGCCACCTAATTTAACTACTCGTGCCTGTTTTTGATGTAATCCTGTTTGTGTCATTTCGCCACAACTATCACATCTTACTTCTGGTAGCACAACTTCTTCAACTTCGTTAATCGCTTTTTTTCGAGGAAGGATTAGATTTGTCATCTTTGTTCCCAAATGGAGTAGTAACTGGTTTTTCCTCAATTCTCTCTAAGTACCAAACCAACGTATAAATCTTATTTCCGATAGCGTACGAGTTTCTACCATTTAAAAAACGCTCGCTGCTGTCAATTGTAGCAAGAAAGGCGTTTAGTTCTTTGTCCATTTTTTCCAGTTCTTTAGAACTTGGATTGTCGGAAGATACGAAAGATCTAACCTTCATGTAGGCTCTGACAGTTGGCTGATCAGAATTGGGAATATTTTGGGCCATATAATTTTCCTCTCTTTTCTTAATTTTTTGTCTTTTACTCCTTATATTATACCAAATTTTGACTAAAAAATCAATCTCTATTCATCATGAATAGCATCATCCTGACTGGGATCTGGCTCTCCTTTGCCTCTAGAATCTTCAGAATCGGCTTGATCTGGAGCTGATGGATCAGATATTCTACCAATACTCTTTTCAATTTCAATCATAGCGTCGTTTTTAGTACTAACAAGATATAGCTCGTCAGCCCACTTTTCATCTAGAGGTAATAATCCCATTGCAATTCTAGCTTCATTCTCAGTATACAGTCCCTTATCACGAGCCAAGATAAAGTCTCTGCGAGATGCCTCTGATTCTTCAAGTCCAGCGGTTTTGAAATCAATTCTCCAACCTTCAACTCCAAGTCCTTTTTGAATAATCTCTCTGGTTATCTTTTGAGAAATAACTTTTCTTAGATTAAAGATCGTAGTTAGATAGAAAGAACGTCTAGATTCTGATGAACTGGCACGATTGGAGTCCTCTGGAAATCCAACTAGGTGAAGTGGAACTCCATACTGTCCAGCCACTAATCTCAAACCGTAATTTAAAAGTTCTAGGTAGGCCATCTCTTGAGGAGTAACTCCAAGAACCTCTGCTTTTGCACCTTTATAGCTTACAAGAGTTTTGCCAGCATTGTGTGCTCCCATGTAGTTTTTTTCGAAATATGCTGAAACCGCATCGGCATCTGCTTCTATAGAATCGACTGGGAGAACTAACTGTATTGGTGGACGACCTCCATTTTTAAGAACATTAATGTTGTATGTCAGGGCTCTCATCAAAAGTTGTAGAGTTGCCATGTTGTCTTCAAGAACGGCACGGCCATATAAATCAGCTCTTCTGTTTGGTCTTCTTGAATGAAATACCTCATCTAAACCGTAAATTATTCCTTTATAAGAATCAGTTTTCTGTTTATAACCGATTTTTTCCAAAACTCCTTTTTTCTTCTTGTCGGCATCAACAAGAATGCTCATTCTAACTGGGTCTAGATTATAAAGCTGGGCCAATTCCTTTTGTTTTTTATTAGCACTTCCCTTGGTTGGTACTTTTTCCCAATAGAAATTTCCATATGCTAAATAATTTTCCAACGAAACTCCCAATAGTGTTTCGATGGTGTCGTCTGGATTTGGTGAATCAAAAAAATCTATTAACTTGTTTAAATCTTTTTTGGAGCCTTTTTTACCTGGCTGTCCTTTAATAACATAGCCTCCTCCGATAACAGCGTCTCTGATTCTTGAGGCACTTTGAATAGATCCTGGACTGTCACTAAATAGCGTAGTTAGCGTGTCGTAGTTCTTTCCAGAACTATAAGTACTACTCATTAATTTTTCACTTGTTTGAAATCCTCCAGAAGTGGAAACAAATTTTCTAGCTTTACCAAAACGATTGTCGAGTGCCTTAACGGTTTCTAAAGACCAATCCTTTTTCGCTGCTTTGATGGCTTTTTGAACTTCCTCAACTACTTGGTTGTTAAACTGTGTTTGCTGTTCCTCTTTTATCTTTTTAATTACTGTCTGAACGTTTTCAGAATTTAAAATGGTATTTTCTAGGATTTTTGGAAAATTCATAGGTTTTTTAGTGTTTAAACTAAGAATACTCGTTTTTTGGTAAAAAAGCAATTTTATGTTTGTCCAGCAATTTTAAATCCTGTGCCTGGAGTAATTTTAGCTGCGTGGTAAACAACTCCTGCAACAGCATCGGATACGTCTTTTGAGCCAGATCTTGGATGATCAATTTTCTTTCCTTTTAGTTCCTCTAGTTGCTGAAGCTCTTCTTCAAATGGCTTATAGTGATAATAATCAAGTCTGTCATCAAGAATCGCTGCTTTAGTAGTGTAGTAAGCTTCTGGATTACGATCAATGGAAAATAGTTCTGCTCGAAATCCAGTTGAGTTTAGTGTTTGGATGCTATCTATGCTTTGCCATCCGTCAAACGTGATAAGATAAATATTGTATCCGATGTCTTTTAGTCTATAAATTATTTGTCTCACGTCTTCAAATCTAATTTCCTCTCTTGGTCCGGCAGTTATCCTCTTCATGAAATCAATTTTAATTGATGGTCTTTTTTCCATCCTTCCTTCAATACTTTTTCTTTCTACCCAACCAGCAAATTTGCCCATAGCTATTCCAGCAGCATCTCCCTTACCATCCTTGTTCAAACCCAGGTCAACATGAACAAATCTTCTGTCGCTGTCATAGTCTTTGCTGCTTTTGTAATTCCAGAACCACTCATCGAAATCATCAAGAGTGTTGTTCCATGGATGAACTCTTTCTTTATTTGCTTTTTCAGTGATAATGTCTGGATTATTAAAGAATCCTTGAATAGCCATCGATGCTTGAGCTCCGTAGTCACGCATCGCTCTTTCTGGATTTTGCTTAAACTCTTCCTCAAATTCGACTGGAACCATTATTCCTTTTTCTTTATACCTGGGTAGGTATGTAGCGATATCGAATTTTGGTCCAGAATATCTATCCTCTGGAATTACTTCCCAAAGTGCGGCTCTTCTCCTCATGACTCTCATGTTGCCTTCATCAGCTATAAATTTCTTTTCTGCAAAGTCGTGAACATATCTAGGAGAAGTGATGGTTAACAGTTTTCCTTTATTTAAATACCGAGATCTGATACGTTTTTTAATCTGGTTATATGATTCTTCAGCATAATCCTTGTCTTTTGTTGATGTGTGAAATGAGGCTTCGTCAATAACTGCACCAAAAATGTTGTATCCTAGAGGAGATTCTTCATTTGATCCCACTGGCAAAACATAAATGTTCTTGGGCATTCTAAGTTTTGATTTGATTCTTGGATCTGGAGGATAAAATGTTTGGAACCACTGATTGTTATCAATACGATTTTTTAATTCTCCGAAAACAACGTCCTTTGCCTGACTAAATGATTTTGAGATATTAATAAAAGCAATTTTAGTATTCTTGGCAAATTTAAAA